GAGTGGTAAGACACCGGCTGACACGCGCGAAGAAATTAGAGCGATTACAGAGACAGAGTCTAATGCTATATTAGTCTGTTCATATGGTACATTTTCTACAGGAATAAATATAGTTAACCTACACAATATTATATTTGCAAGTCCAAGTAAGAGTCAGATACGAGTATTGCAAAGTATTGGTAGGGGATTAAGAAAGAGTACACTTGATACCACGGTATATGACATTGCAGATGACCTACATTGGAAAGCAAATAAGAATTATACCTTAAATCATAGTGGTGAGAGGGTTAAAATATACAGTAAAGAAAGGTTTAAATTTAAGATCCACGAGGTGAAATTATTATAAATACATACATGGAAAAGAACTTCCCAGATCAAATATCAGATTTACCTGTTAAAATGTTTAAGTTAGTTTCAGGTGAATCAATTATAGCATACACTCATGACTTAGATGACGAGTCTAATGGTGCACTTATTGGTATAGAAGAACCNATGAAGGTACAAGTAGAAGATTTAGATTCTCATTATGTTATGACACCATGGCTACCATTCTCTAATCAGAAACTACATGTCTTAGAAGACTTTAATGTTATGGTTACTACAGATGTGACTGATGATGTAAAGGCACATTATATGAAGATTATATTAGATGAGATCCAAACTGATAAAGAGATGGTTGAAGAACAAATGAAGATCATGAAAGGAAATTCCACCACCCATTAACTGTATACTATCCCCCCGCAAAGATACTCTTTTATTATATCATAGAAAAGCCGCTTTGTACACACTTTAGCTAAAATAAATATTATTTAAAGTAAGTATGTACAATTGCGCGAAATGTGTTATAATGGTAATACATTTGAACTAATAGGAAATATTATGCCTGAAAAGATTAAACCTCGTGACAAACCCCATTACGTAAATAACAGAGACTTCTCATATGCAGTTGTCGACTATGTTACACAAGCAAATGCAGCAAAAGAAGCTGGTACGAAGAATCCAGTTGTACCTGATTATATCGCAATATGTTTTATGAAGATCTGTGAAGGATTATCTCATAAGCCAAACTTTGTGCGATATACATATCGAGATGAGATGGTCATGGATGGAGTTGAGAATTGTTTAAAAGCAATATACAATTATAGAATAGATGCAAGCACAAGAACTGGTAAGCCTAATGCATTCTCATATTTTACACAGATAGCTTACTTTGCTTTTATACGTAGAATCGTTAAAGAAAAGAAACAAGCTGATATTAAATTTAAATTTATGGAGCAAGCAAACATTGAAGAGTTTGTATCTGCCATTGATTTAAATAGTCCAATCGATCAATCATTTCTTGATACACTTCGTGAAAAGATCTCTAGAATACAAGATACTGACAAAGCTGTCAAAGATTTTGCAAAGGAAGAAAAGGAAAAGAAGAAGAAAGGATTAGAATTACTTATGGCTCATGCATAAAATATATATTACTGGTATTGCTGGTTTTATTGGATTTCATTTAGCTGAGAAGTTAGCTATGCAAGGTTATGAAATTGGTGGTGTAGATAACTTTAATGACTACTATGATCCTCAATTAAAACATGATAGGGCAAACATATTAAAAGATAAGTTTGGTATCAAAACATATAATCATGATATAGAGATTATCCCTTGGAGACATCATCTAGAAAATTATGATGGAGTTATTCATTTAGCTGCACATGCAGGTGTACGACATTCTTTAGAGAATCCACAAATGTATATTGATACAAATATAACTGGAACTCAAAGATTGATTCATGCATGTGAGGAATATGAAATACCTGTTGTATATGCCTCATCATCTACTGTAGATTCTGATCATCTTAATCCTTATGCTTGGTCTAAATATGTAAATGAAAAGCAATTTGAATCTTCGAAACTGCTAGCCGCAGGCTTAAGATTCTACACGGTCTATGGTGAATACGGTCGACCTGATATGGCACTAGGATTATTTGCAGAAGCTATGGCTCAAGGTAAACCTATTGATGTATATAACGATGGTGATATGCAAAGAGATTTTACTTATGTTAGTGATTTAGTTGATGGTATTCATCTTGTATTAGAGAATCTATTACTCACTCCAGCAATAAATCATCATGAGATCTATAATCTTGGTACAGGTAAATCAAATGAGCTTATGGATTATATAGAATGCTTAGAGAATGAATTAGGTAGAGTAGCACAAAAGAATATGTTACCTATGCATCCAGCAGATGTCAAATCAACACAGGCAGACATTACAAAGATTCAAGGATTAGGATATAGTCCAACCACAACAATTCAAGAAGGAGTTAAACATTACACAGATTGGTTTAAAGAGTATCATAAAGGTATGTACTTTTAAACTTTATATGATATAATATAATCATGAAAAATTTATTAATAATAGGATTTGGCATTGTAGGTCAAGCTGTGCATGCCGGCCTGGAAAATAATAATAACATAGACATTATAGATATAGAACCAAGTGATAATATAGAAAAATATCATTATGATGGTATTATATTATGTCTACCCACGCCTAAAGGCCCTACGGGTGAATGCGATGACATGCTGGTTGAACAGTATATCAGAACTATACGTATGAAATCACCTGACACACCTATTCTTATTAAATCAACTATATCAATTGAGCTTATAGAATTATTAAAATACGATAAGCACTTGACATATAATCCAGAGTTTTTAACTGAAGTTAATTCAGTAGAACAATTTAAAGATCAAAAGTTTGCTATATTCGGTGGTGACACTGCCAGATTTTGGTTTCATTTATTTATAAATTCAGATATAAGTATACGTAAAGTAAGATTTACATCTTTAAGAAAAGCTGGATTTGCTAAATATGCTATTAATAGTTTCCTTGCAACAAAGGTTATATTCTTTAATGAATTAAAACAATTTTATAGTGATAGTGATTTTGATGAGTTAACAGATCTGATAAATCTTGATAAACGTATAGGTGATAGTCATATGATGGTTCCTGGACCGGATATGAAACACGGATTTGGTGGCAAGTGTCTTCCGAAAGATACTTTGGCATTTATTACATCAGCTAGCAGAAAAGGATCACCATTAAAGCTTTTAGAAAAAGCTATAGATATAAACAAGGAGTTAAGAAATGAGATTAAAGAATAACGCATGGACATTTGAAGGAGCATTTTCAAAAGAACAATGCAAACAACTAATCGATTACGGTAATGATCAAGTTACTGTAACAGCAACAACAAACAAAGATACTGTAAGCAAGATTAGAAAATCACAGGTTGCTTGGTTATATGATCCATGGGTAATGCAAATGTTAGAACCATATGTTGATACAGCCAATAGAGAAGCTGGCTGGAATTTTCAGTGGGAACCGGTTCAAGCAATACAATTTACTAAATACGAAAAAGGTGGGCATTACGGATGGCATCGTGATACTGCTATTCCATGGCGTAAAGATGGTAAAATAAGAAAGCTAAGTATCACAGTAAACCTTAATGATGATTATGAAGGTGGTGAAATGTATATTGATGTTGAAAAAGATTATTGGAAACAAGATCCACAGCAGCTTGTTAAATTACAAACAGCTGGTTCGATATCAGTATTTCCATCAGATAGATGGCATAAGGTAAATAAAGTAACAAAAGGTACAAGATATAGTTTAGTTGTTTGGTTAATGGGAGATCCCTGGAAGTGAAGATAGCATTATTAAATGACACACATTGTGGTGTAAGGAATAGTTCACAAATATTTATAGACTTTCAAGAGAGGTTTTATGAGCAAGTGTTCTTTCCATTTTGTAAAGACAATGATATAAAACATATTATACATCTCGGTGATTATTATGACCATAGGAAATTTGTAAACTTTAAAGCTTTACATGCTAACCGCAGACATTTCCTTGAGCCTATGAAACAAGCTGGTATGACCATGGATATTATTCCAGGTAACCATGATGTATTCCATAAGAACACGAATGATCTCTGTTCACTAAAAGAACTATTAGGTTATTATACAAGCAATATCAATATCATTATGAAACCATCAACGTTAAACTATGATGGATGTGATGTACATTTAGTACCATGGATTAATCCAGAGAATTATGAAAGCTCTATGAATTTCTTAGCGAGTAATAAAGGTATTATGATGGGTCATTTAGAGTTACAAGGCTTTGAAATGATGAGAGGTATTAAACAGCCTATGGGTCATGGTATGGGTGTAGAACCTTTTTCTCACTTTGACTTATGTTTATCAGGTCATTATCACGCTTCATCTCAACAGGCTAATATCAGATACCTAGGATGTCAAATGGAATTCACATGGGCAGATGCTGGTGATCAGAAATACTTCCATGTATTCGATACTGATACACAAACAATAGAAGCAATACCTAA